TGTACCTACTCTCTGAAATCCATATACAAATGGCGCTCCTGAGTAAGTAGCTAAGTGTGCATCTTCACTTGTCAAGATTAACGTTGCGCCTCTCATTCTAACGCCACACATAATCTGTCCATTAGTCTGAAGCTCCATGTCACCAGCCTCGTTTGTTGCGGCGGCTGTCCAAGAAGTATTATTTTCTTTATCAGACCATGCAACCTTACGTGGATTACCACCAGCTCCTAAACAAAATACAAACCTTTCTTCTGTGACTACCATAGCTAGGTTGTCTACCGGAGCATTCGCAACTGTTGCCGCGTTTGCACTAGGATTACCTTGCCACTCTAATAACTTACCATCCGTTGAAGACACGCCTAGAAGATATTCTCCCCACGTATCTAATGACCAAGTAGTTGCTTCTGCATAAACTCCTGAACTTGTTGGCGCTCGACCATAATTTGTTGAACCCATAAATCCGCCACCATAACCTAAATTAAGTGCGCCATTTAAAGAGCCTGAAGTAAATCCTGAAGATGGTGTTATGTCAGTTACTGTTAGTGCCGGGTTCACATAATATAACTTTTCATATGTTCCAGCCGCCATATGTTCGTCACTATCGTTGTCTAAATATGAAATCATTGCTCTAGGTGCATAAGCAAATGCGCTAGATTTTCTTACTGTCCATCCACCTACTGGTCTCATTGAACCATCGTGCCATCTAACTAGACTAGCTTCACGCCATCTGTTAGAAGACTCAAACTCTGTTCCGTTTGCATGAACTCCGGGTGGTAATTGTAGTGGTATCAACATAATATTAAGCCGCTATCTGTATCCAAGTGTTAGTGTTATTAACAATTAATTCCCATTTCTCTCTGCCTATTGTAGCAGTTCCTGACGTTGCACTTAATGCACCTGAAGTGCTTTGTACTCTATTACACGTTGCAGTAAATACTGTTTCAGGTTGTATAGTAGCATAAGGCTGTTGTATTCTTTCGGAGTCTGCAACTATTGTTGAAGCTCCTGTCAGCGATGCGATACCACCTCTCGTGGCAAAGCCTAATACAGTAATACTAGCGTTAGCAGTTGGCGTACCTGAACCGAATCTTACTCGATTACATATAGCCGCAATTGTCGCTGTAGGACTAACTGTAGCCGCGCCATTGACCATAAACACACCATCACAAGTAAGACTTGCTGTTGCACTTGGGTTTGCACTACTCTCTCTAACCCTTACTATTGTAGAGGCTGGTACAACTGTAGACTCTACTGTTATAGGTGCGGCACTTGTTCTAACTCTTGTACCGTTGCCTGTACTTGTAGCTACAGTAACTGACGTACCATTTATTAGAACTGAACCTAGAGCAACTCTTCTAGCTAATGCACTAACAGTAGCTGTGCCATCTAATGTAGCACTACCAACATTAATCTTCTCGGCTGAACATGCAACAGTAGATGTAGCTGATATTATTGTCTGTAGGTTAGATAAATCGTAAACACTTACACCATACAGATAACTACCATAGCCTTGTGCATCTGTTTCTTCAAGTATAAACTTCTCACCAGCCGCAGTTACACCTGAAGATACTGTTACTGTAACCGTACCGCCTGAAGCAAATGTAGCATTACCAGTCTGTGTTACTGTAGAAGCAACCGATACTGTAGCACTACGCTCACCAACTACCTGACCACTACAAGTAGTAGCCGAAGTTACACTTACAATTGCATCAGCCGCCGCAGTAAAACCACCTATCGAAGCAACACCTGACGTTGCACTTACAAGTAATTCAGATTGTTGTATACGCTCACACGCTCCAGTAACACTAGCACTTGCCGATATTGCTATCGGTAGTGAGTCTTCACCAAATTCATGTGAACCATACGTACTCGTGCCATACGAATAAGCAGTAACATTTAAAGTTGCCACGTCAGCCTAATCGTTAGATTAGTTCAATGTTATATCTAAGTCACCAGTTGGCACACGGAATACATCACCAGTAGCAATAGCTTTACTTGACGATAAAGTCGCATAAGCCATTAAGTTACCTGACGATACCGCATCAAACACACCAACGTGAGTTACTGTTCCCCATGAACCTGTTGCTGTAGGAAATTCAATAGCCGCATCATTAGATGTTGTTGCACCTGACGTTGCAAAGTCAACTGTTTGTCTTGCATAAGCACTACCTGACAACTCAGTACCTCCACCAGCTTCTCCCGGTGCGGCTGTAAACAATCCTAAGTAATGCTGAGAAGGTGCTGTGTAAGCCGCTCCAGCAAATACGTGGTCTAAAATTTCCGTTTCTAAAAAGTTTGTAAAACTCATACTAATCCCCTCACTTTAAGTGTTAACCCTGAACCGCTAAACATAGCATCCTCAGAGACTTGGTTTAAACGCTGTACTGCCGCAGAATACATCTGCGCCCATATAGCTACTCGTGCATCTTCCGCTAGATACGGTGCTGAATGTAATAACGCTCCATAGAGGTATACATCAGGCGCTTCTAGTAAGAGCCAGTTATCTGTGTTGGTTATTAACGAAGGTATCTTCTGATAATAAAGCAACTCAAAATCTGTGTCGTTTGATGGCGTTGGGTATAACTGAAACTGCCCATTCGCGTGTGTGTACATTCTTGGTGTGCCGGCGGCATTCTCTTGCGCTTCGCGTTTATCTGCCATTGAATCTCTAGACACTAGGTTAACTACTGAAGTTCCTGTGCCTGTTAAATGTAATCTAATTGTTTCTACCCAATCTGCTGGTATCTGCATGTATTCATCTGCGGCTGATTGTTGTCCACTTGAACGTGCTTCCATCTTCCAATGACGTATGTCTCTGTTAATCTGAGCTTCTGCTAATGCAACAAAGTCAGGTATGACAGACGTAAGGTCATCTCTGTTTAAGAAGTCAGCAATAGAAGCTTTGAGTCCTGTGTAATTAGTTAGAGCCATATAGTCTCCTTATCTAGTAAAAAAGTCATAAGCTTCATCTTGTACTTGAAAGCCACTTAATGGTGCGTCTGTAATTCCTAAAGCAAAAATTCTTTTTTCGTCTTCAGTCATGTTAGCCATTATTTCATCTACGTTTGATTTTTCTATGCTAGTAAGATTGTTATATTGGTTATTAAATTTGTCAGGGTCAACTGCTACAGCATCTAAGTTAGGCATACCAGTACCAGCAAAACTATTCTTTAAGAATTCTGATTCCGCTATTGCACCTTCTCTTGCGGCTGGAGTATCAAAACCTCTAACACCAGCACCTAATTCACTATCACTTAAAAAACCAAGGTTACTAGAATCTATATTCTGTAAAGCTCTCATTTTATCTAATCCACCTAATGCTGGAGCGCTATCTATGTAAGACATCTTAGTATCGTAGTCAGCTTGTGTAGCGTTGGTGTTTTTATAGTTAGTAGCTAAATCCATTACGCCATTATCAGAATCAAATGCTAATTCTTCACGTTTTGCTGGAGTATCTACACCTCTAGAACCCACAGACCCATCCATTACACCGCTTCTATCCATGCCAGCATATTGTCCTTTTAACATCTCTAGTATTTGTTGGTACGTTAAATCGCCCATGATGTCTCCTGTCTAATTAAGCGTAAGTATATCATCTCTTTTATATGTTATCAATTAATCTAGTAATCCCTTCTTCTCTAAAGCCATTAACCTTTCATGTGTCAGTAAACCAATAGGAGGACTTTGCATTGTTAACTTTCTCATATCAGCATCAGTCATGTTAGCGGCTGTCATAGGAGAACCATCTGCTTTTGTATTGTCTACTAAATCTAAGATACTAAGCTCACGTTGTTTAGGATTTAATATTCCAACACCGCCTCCCATTAACGTTTCATCGTAAGATGAATGACTTCTTTTACCAGCTACACTATTTTGCATATCCATAACTCCAACAGTTTGCAATGTGCCTTGTTTTTTATTTAATTGTCTAGGGTCTGCATTAGCTAGTCTTGCTGTAGGATATGATAAGACTCCATTAGCATCTCCTTTAACTAACTTACCACTTGTATCTCTAAAGTTTACATCAATGATACGTGCTATCTCTTTTCGCTCACTACCTGTAGTTCCTTCTAATGGATTATCAGATTTAGAACCTTTCCATTCCTTGTTAATTTGACGTATATAAAACTGACCTTTTGAATTTTTAACACTCTCTTTTGATGTAGTTTTTATAAGGTCATCTAATACTTTAAGTTGTTTTGCGTCTAATCCGTTTATAGCAGAGTTAAGCATTGTTTTGGTAAGTTGTTGACTAAAATCCATACCTGTTGGTGACATACTAAAAGGCATTAACAATGGGTCTTTCTTATACAACTGTTTAGCTTCTCCAGCTTGTTTAACTATTTTGTTTACTGCATCTGTTGCTGACGCCCACAAATAACCTCTGTCAACGTTCTCTTCAATAAACGGATAATCACTACCAGCTTCTCTCTTTACACCTTTGCCATCTACACCAATAATACTATGTCCGTTTACACTAGTCATTATGTCACCACCGGCTGTATTGTCAACCATAGTTCCTACAATTGGATAGCCTTCTAAATCTCTTATGTCTAATTCAGGAGTATATATCAAACTGTTATCCATAGTTTCTATCTGAACATCCATGAGTCCTTGATTAATTTTGTCTTTGTCTGATTTCCTAGTAGCAAACCGGTCATCTATAGTCTCACCAAGTGTAGAGCCAATAGTTATTCTGTCACCTGTGTTTTTAGTTATGTCTATGTCTTGTCTCTTTAATACTTTAGTAATGTCAGAGTTGTATAAGACATAATTAGAGGCTCGTGGGTCAGGTTTGCCAGCATACTTAGCGGCAGAGTTACCAAGCTCATCTAAGAATTTCATACCCGGTACGCCATTGTCATTTAGATAAGCAGACGCCGCTCGTTCAGCACCAAAACCACCTACTTCATCAGCAAATTGTTCTGTTAACGATTCATAAAAGTCTTTACCAGTTGATGTGTCACTCATGTTATTCTTTCGCATTAAGTCTTGCACTATGTCAGGTTGTCCTGTTAAAGGCAACTCTCTACGAATCATAGACGCTACAGCTTCATCACTTAAATCTATTTCATACAATTGGTTTAAGGCAGTATCAAACTCAAGCTCTACATCAGATAAGATTTTGTTAGCCTGTGCCATACCTTCCGGATTACCTTCTAAGTCTTTCATTATCTCTTTTCTAATTGTGTCAGGATAAACACCATACGATAAGTCATCCCATATTCTAGTTTCTATCGGACTGTTGCTTTTCATTTCAGACATTAGTTTGGCATTTTTCATCATGTCATTGTCATGTCTTGCAAATCTTTTACCTGTGTCTTTGTTCTCTGCAACATATAACCCATGACCTTGAACCTTAGTACCTGAGTTACTACCAACCTTGTCCATGTCTAATTTAGTATATCTAGCACCTGTGTTTGTGCCTTGGTAAGTAATGACTGGTATCTTGCTTTCACCTAACTTAGCCAAGCCGGGATTAAGATTTGATTTCAACACACCTGACATGATTGAATCCATAGGGTCTTCAC